ACCTAATACACCTTACATAACAAAAACATTGCCTCCAGTATTAGCAATGCCTTGTGTGACTCTTAGAAATGATGGTACAAAAAATAATCAATTGTTTATAGATGACCCAAGTGGTAATAGATTGGTTTGTCCACTCCCATCTTATGTACCTCTTCAATATGACAAGAAAAAAATATTACTTGTAGAAGAAACACAACCACCTACAAACGTAAAACCACCTGAGACTGATGTTGAACAGCCAGAAGTACCAAAAGTACCAAAAGAAAAAACACCTTGTCCAGATCCAAAAAAAAATAATCCTAGAATCGGAGATCTAAATCCAAAGGGTACTGAAAAAGTTGTTGGATTTAAATATATAGAAGAAACTAAAGAATGTGTAGTTCAATATGAACCGACAACTATAGTAGAGAAATATCTTCCAAGTATTAATACAGTATCTACAACATTTGCAATAACAATTGTGGCAACAACTGCTGCAACCCTAACTCCAATCTTAAACAGGATACTTAAACCTCTCACCAAACAAGTCGTTACTAAAATTAAAAAAGCTATTGGAAAAAAAGGAACAAAATTTTCTGGGAAGAAACCAATTAAGAGTAAAATTAATTAGAATAAAAAAACCTTATTTATCTTGGCGAAGAATAGGGTGTCTAGGTAGACAAGTCTTACCGTACTTGTCTGCCGCTAAAAATCTTATTTTTGCATGGTACAAACATAAGCAAGCTTTTTTACAAGCCCCTTACAGGTCAATCTGAAGGGTCTTTTTTTATGATTTTATGAGTATGAGATACATTTTCTATCATTTCTACATCTTCACATAATTTTGCCATTGGAGTGCCAGATTTAAATCTAATCCCATTCTTATAGTTATCTACACAAGTTTTTGCTCGGCTCATCTCAAAATTCAAACGCTTTGCTGCTAACGATGCATCGTATAATTCATTTTGTTTTTTCATTGCTTTTCGGCATTCTTTTATAGGTTCTCGATCTAACGGAATACTAAACGTAGCAGTAATACCTCCATTAATAGATACATTAGATTGTTTTTGTCCTGTTCTAACTTGTTCAAAATATAAAACCTCTCCTCTATAACCAGCATCTACATCTCCATCACCAATAGGGTTATTTTCATCATCGAAATCTCCCTCTATATCTTTTCTACTGTATATAGGTCTTTCATAATGTGTTTCATATGGGGTGGCAAATCCATACGTTGTAGAGACAAACGGAGAAATATTTAAGGTAGCTCCTTGGCAAGAAATAGTATTCATTTGATAACTAAAATTTCTTGAAGGTACTACTTGTACAGCTTGGTTTACAACTGAGCCACTAGAATTTGAAGTAGTATTGACAGAGTTTGCAAAGACAGGATTATTAAGAAGAAGTATTAAACATAAATATTTCTTCATTGACTAAAAGTACTAGTTGTATCGGTTATGTTTTCTATTTCAGTAGTTCTAATAATATGAGTGTAATTTGTAATACCAGGCGCTTCTAGTGTTTCGTAGTACATAAACGACTCTCCTTCGTTAACAATACTAAATGTTGGCTTGTTATCTAAATTAGGTGATACATAAGTAGTGCCTGTACCTTGTATTGTTGTATTTAATTTTGTCCATCCATCAGGAGCTACATTACCTGTTGAACTTTTTACATTCTCACCACCAACAGTTAGTTGGTATCCATTATTTATCTCAAAACTTTTTATATCTTCAACCGTAGTGCTTTTAGTCTCGCTACGTTGATTTAAAACTCCTTGATTAAAATTAGGAATCACACTTTGAGCATATACAGGAGCGCTAAAAAGACTTAGTAGAATCGCATACCTATACATAGCTCTAACTAATCTACTATTAATGTGGACGTTACCTGACCAAGTGCCTCAGTGTTGTGGCCTCCGGCTGTTAGTGTGATCGCTCCAGCAGAACTAATTGTTCCGGCAAGACTTCCGGCTGTTCCTCCAGCTATAGAAGTTACGTCAGAAAAATTAGGAGCAGCACCTACTGTTACTGCGCTTGTTGGCAGTACATCTGCTTGGGTAAATGACTGACTGAAACTAAAACTAGCACCAGGTACGTCTTGGCTTGCGGAAACATTAGGAGGCGTTCCAATTCCCGAAGAAATAGCTAAAGCTCCAACACCATTAGTAACAGCAGAATCTCCAGTGCCATGAGTTGTATCAACCCCTGTACCGCTAATAGAGTAGCTAGAACCTATACGATCAGCAGTAGTACTTGCACCTCCTACTGTTAGCTTTGTAGAGCTAGTAATACTATGCGATAAGTCTGCATAAACTGGCGTTGATAGCAAAAGCAATATCGGAAGAAATTTTTTCATTTTTTAGATTTAGGGTCGATTACTTCTGCCCCCTCGATACGAATGGGAGTTTCTACCCTTATAGTCTGCACCATACCTTGGTTTTCTGCAACTTTGAGGTCTTTATCACTACGTTTTTTAGATCCTTCTAATCCAAAAGTAGCAAGCGCTCCTGTTAATAAACTGGCCGGGAAAGTTATGTCTTTAGGGTCAGAACTATAGCCAGGTATTGTTATGTAGTTTAAAGTTACGATAAATCCGCTCCAAACCACAACTCCCAATCTCACGAAAAGGCTAATAATAGCTAGTTGTTCTTCTTTATCATCCAAACCTTCTTTAAGTTTTTGGAATGCGTTTTTCTTTTTTTGTTCTGTCATGGCTGTTTTCTGTCATAATACTAATATATTGAGGAATCGTAAAGTGGTTGAAGTAATTGCAGCAGTAGGTGGGGCCTTAATGACAGCTTGTTTTGTTTCTGTTGGCTCAATCTCTTATAGAGGTAGACAATCACGAGATGACCTCGTGAGAAATACAACGGCAATAGAATTATTATCAACAAAAATAGATGATATGCATGATGACATGAAAGAAGTGTTTCATCGTTTAAAAGAAGTAGAACTTGCTGTAGTAGAAATTAAGCCAAGAAGGTAATTAATGTTTGAAGAGTTAATTTGGGTAAAAGAACAATCATTGTCACAAGATTTTTGTAATCAAGTTATTGAAAAATTTGAAAAAGATCCTTATAGAGAAGCTGGTAAAGTAAATCAAAATCAACCAAGAATTGATAAATCAGTAAAATTAACAATAGATACTGGAGTTTCTAATAATACTGCTTGGGCTAAAGAAGATAAAATTTTATATAACGCTTTGAGTCTTGCTTTAACAGAATATAGTAATTATTTAGAAGAAATTGCTAAAAAAACATCAGAAGATAGCTATAAATTACACCCTGCTTCTGGTTATAAAATAAGAGATACTGGATATAAAGTACAAAAATATGAGCCTAATGGATATTATCATTGGCATCACGATTGGAGTATGGATAAAGGTTGGTCAAGAGTTTTTACATATATCTGGTATTTAAATACTGTTGAAAAAGAAAATGGAGGTTGGACTGAGTTTATTGATGGTACAAAAATACAACCTCAAGTTGGAAACATATTATTTTTTCCAGCAACTTGGACTTATGTACATCGTGGATATACAACAAAAGTTGCTAAATATTTAGTTAACGGTTGGATTTATGCAAGACCATAAAATAACCTCTTCTACCGACCACCAATAGAAGAGGTTATAGCTCGGATGTAGGGAATGAGCTAATATTAACTTAGCAATTTTACTAATAACAATGCTAAAAATTATAGAACCAATCCTTTTTGCTTTTCTTAGAGGATCTGCAATAAAAAAACTCGCATTAGATATAATACGAGCAATGGTTAAGAAGACTGATAATACAGTAGACGATAGGTTAGTAAGTGCCTTAGAAAAAGCATTATTTCCTAATAGATAATTACTTTTTACCGCCTTTCTTTTTCTTTTTCTTTTTTGTTGTTCCTGTTCCGTAATGGCCTGGCATAACTTTAAATGTAACTGCACAAATTATAGCTTTGTTGCGAAATATATCTAGTCTGTTAGCTTTATAGTAAAGACTTTTGTTATGAAATTAGAAATGCCGTGGTCTGGCTGGTTTAATAAACAAGCAAAAAAAAGACGTAAAGTT